TGATGTTGCACAGCTAATAAATCCTTTCCGTCTGCTTAGAACAGGTGCTTAATGAGCATTAGTTTGCTTCGTGCAGGGCTTGCCAAGAATCTGCAAACTATCAAGGGTTTGCGTGTTGTAGAAACTCTGCCTGATTTAGTCAATCCCCCGATGGCCATGATAGGGCTAACGAAGGTTACCTACAATCAGCAGAATCAGCGTTCAATGGCTGAATACACTTTTCAAGTCACTGTCGTTTTAGGTAGGGTTTCGGAGCGTACAGCTCAACAGTCTTTAGATGTTTTAGTTGCACCTGGCGAGGGTTCAGTCAAATACGCTTTAGAGTCTGACAGGACTTTAGATGGTGCAGCGTATGAAGTGTTTGTGCCTGAACTGTCTGCTTATGGGGCTGTTAGTATAAATGGAATAGACTATTTGAGTGCCGAGTTTTCGGTTCAAGTTTTCGCAAGATAAAGGATAATAAATGGCAATTTTTGTCGCAACAGATTTCAGCGTTTCAATCAACGGATCTACTGCCCTTGCTTCATACCTGACTCAGGTTGAACTAAAGGTGTCTGCTAACGATGTGACTACTACTGCTTTTGGTAGCACTTATGTGACTCGTGTTGCAGGTCTAAAAGAAGGTTCTTTGACTCTTACTTTCAATCAAGATTATGCAGCTTCAACAGTTGATGCGACACTATTTCCGCTTTTAGGTTCTAACGCAACAGTTGTTATCAAACCGACAAGTTCTGCAGTAAGCTCAGCAAACCCAAGTTACTCAGCGGTGTGTTTGGTTACAGACCTCACACCTGTTTCTGGCCAGATTGGTGATCTAAGCGTATTTTCTGTGACCTGGGCCACTAACGGAACAGTTACGAGAGCCGTAGCATAATGAATCAACTAAACCTACGCATAGAGTTGACTGATGGAACTGTTATCGAAGTTTTGTCTTCTGCAGGTGACATTGTGAAATGGGAAGCCTACTTTAACCTTGGTATAGACAAACTTGAGAAAGTTACACACTTGCTTTACCTTGCTTGGCTGGGTGTTGTTAGAACTAAAAAAACTGGTGAAGACTTTGACGGCTGGATTGAATTGGTCAGCAAAGTTGAGGTTACAGACCCAAAAGATTAAACGCTTTAGGCGTTGATTCGTATCATTGGTTGATTGCGAATCTGGCTGTTGCTACAGGTATAGCCCCATCAGTTCTAATGTTGGAGTCTGATCGGATGATAAATACTATGTTGTTTGCCTTACAGTATCAGCGGAGCGACAATGCGTAGCTTTGCACAGAGGTCAGCTGCGTTTGGCAGAAATAAAGATGTTGTTTTTGATGCTAAACCTGTAATCAAGGCGTTGAATCAGATTGAACCTGGTTTAAAAAAAGAAATGCTAAAAAACATGAAGGCGATTACTAAAGACCCTATTCGTGAGATAAAAAGCATTATCCCTTCTACAGCTCCATTTTCGGGTATCAGTGAAGAAAGAACTTTTACTCAGATGACTGACCGTAAACTAAACAACAATGGTGATGGCCGTTTAAGTTGGACTGGGGGACTTTACAAGAATAGGGTTATTGCCCCCGATAATGTTATCCCTCGTTTTAGTGCTAGTAGATCACGCAAATACGCTGTCACTAGCTTGTTCGGTATCTGGTTACGTTCGCCAGGTGTTGCGATGGTTGCTACTGCCGGTAAAGGTTCAGGCAGACCAGGTTATTCGACTACTAGAGAATATCCGTATAAGGGTGGTACACGTTCGCACCGTAATAACGGTCAGGGTACAGCGTTGATTCGTATAGTCAAGAAGGTAGGTTTGTTCAACTTCTTCTATAAGGCTGGGGAGCAACAAATTCCTAGTATGGAAAGAGAAGTAAAATTGACTTACGAAAACTATTCCAAACGTGTAAATAGAAGGCTTGGCTAATGTCTGTAATTATTAAACTCTTATCGAAGTTCGATGACTCAGGGCTACGCAAAGCCAAAGCAGGTTTTAGTGGTTTAGGTAAGGCTCTTGGTGCTGTAGGTATTGGTTTTGGACTGAAGGCTATAACCGATACTTTGATAAATGCGGCTAAAGCTGCTGCTGCCGATGCTAAGTCAACAAAACTTCTAAACATCCAGTTAGAGCGTAATGCTGGGGCTACAGCTGAAAGCCTAAAAGAAAACGATAAGTTCATTGAGTCTTTGTCTTTACAGACAGGCATCATGGATGATGACCTTAGACCTGCGATGGCTCGTTTCGGTAACATAACAGGGAACGTCAAGGATGCTCAAAAACTTCTAAAGATTACTTTAGATGCGGCCGCAGGTTCAGGTCGTTCTCAGGAAAAGATTTCAAAGGCTGTAGGTCAAGCGTATGGGGGTAACACTAAAGCCTTGCAGCGTATGTTCCCTGAACTTAGAAAGTCTAAAGATGTTTTAGGTGACTTCGCTAAAACTTATAAAGGCTTAGCTGTGGCTAATGCTGATCCGTTTATGAAGTTCAACAACAGCATGGACATACTGAAAGAGAAACTAGGCGTAATCGTTTTGCCTTCTTTGCTTGATTTTATTGAAACAATTAGCAAGCCTGGCGGTGCTATAGAAACTGTAGGTAAGTTCTTTGAAGAAATCTCTAACCCTAAAACTGAAGTAGGCAGTTCATTCGTTGCTCTTAAAGAAACTATTGGTGGTGTAGGCAAAAACATTGCAGCCTTATTTGCTTTGATGGATCCTTCAGGTAAAAATAATCCTATGAGCGGTTTCGCTAAAACGCTTCAAACTATAAGTGACATTATTGGCGGCATAAGTGATGGTTTGACTGTTATTGGTGGGTCAATTTCAAAACTTATGTCAGGTGATATTCAGGGTTTTCTGGATTTGATGAACGCTGAAGTTACTTTGGGTGCTGCATCAATTAGACGTAATTTGAGTGTTCAAAAAACTATTGAAGCAATCAATGCTGAAACTTTGCAGACTGGTAAGGGTTCACTTTATACTGGCGATGGTTATGAAAACAACAATGTGATTATTGGTTCTCCTGCAGCTAAAAAGCCTAAATTTCCTATGGTTTTTAAGCAAGGCATGACCCCACAAAATCAGGTGTACAACATTACTATCAATAACACTTCTGCTGATCCTAAAACTGTAACTGATGCTTTAGGTAAGTATGTGAAAGCTAATGGTAGTTTGCCTTTCAATCTTGCAACTGCAGGTAAGAAGCCATAACAAATGCCGTTGCCTAGTTATGTTGTTGAACTTAGTTTTGGTAGTAGTGGCTTTGTTGATGTTACACAGTATGTCCAAAACATTAGTATCAGTCGAGGTATCAACCGTAATCTTGATGACTTTAGTGCAGGTTCAGTTTCAGTAACTTTTGTCAATAATGCTCGTGTTTTTGACCCTCTAAATACTTCGTCTCCGCTTTGGTATGGGGCTGGCGGTTATACGATTGTGCAACCTGCAGGGCGTATCAGGATTAGCTCTAATGGTGTTAGACGGTTTACAGGGTTTGTGCAGGACTGGGATTTTGCATACAACGATTCTGGGTTTGACGGTCAAGCAACAGTTTCGGCTTTAGATGAAATGTATCGGGTCAGTAACGCTGTGTTTACTGGTGGGCAAGCTTGGCAGGTTGAAAGCACTGGGGAACGTATAAAGACTGTTATGAACTATAACGGTTTTGGGGCTTCAGAGTATTCGGGTGTTCAGGGTGGGCAGACTTTGTTGGGGACTGATGTTTGGGAACCTGGCGATAATGTTTTAGCGTACCTACAGAATGTTGCTAGAAGTGAGCCTGCAGATTTTTACAGTAACGCTTCAGCTGTAATGTTTCTAAAGGATCGTAGTTTCACAAATTATGTTTGGAATAACACAGGCAGATTTAACTTTGTAAACTATCCGTCAACTGCTGTAGGTTCTGCTCTAACAGATGAGTCTGGTGGGACTTATCAGTGGCCTACTATAAGTTCGATAAGCACTGTTGTTGCTTCACAGTTTGGGGGAACTGTTTATCGTGCAGGAACACAGATTGCTTCACCTATTTCTGACTCGTTTACAGGTTTTGAATATAAAAACTTGAATACTGATCGTTATGCGGCTGCTGGTAGTCAATACGTTTTCAGTTCTTACCTTTACGGCAACTCTGGCACTTATGAAGGCTTTTTTGCTTTGCTTGATAGTGGCGGTGGTGTGATTGCTTCTACCGCTATTACTCAGGCTTCTTCAGGTGCAACAGCGTGGACTCGTGTAGGGGCTGTTTTAACTAATTCTGGAACTAGCACTATTGGTGGTGCACAGTTAGTTGTAGGTATCACACAAGACCCTGCTACTACTGGAACGGCTATGGCTGGTGACGGTTTTCAGATTGAACCTGGCACAGCGTTTATCAACTATTTTGATGGTGGCTATAACCCTTATCTTTCTTCAGCTTCAACGGCTTATGAGGTTGCTTGGGGTGCTACTCCTTATGCAAGCACTTCAGGTTTGACTACAAGTGTTGCTTCAGCTATCTCTGCACCTACGTTAGTTACTTTCGCTGACATGAACAGTCAGGGCACAGCCTACGGCAATGGCACAGGTATTCCCTTTACGGATCTACAGGTTGTTTATGCTTCAGAGCAGTTATACAATCAGGTTCAAGTTGTGGGCGTAAACGCTACAGCTACGGTTGAAGATACGGCTAGTCAGAGTTTGTATGGGTTGCGTGGTTATGCTCAGACAGATAATTTGACGACTTCTACAACTAAACCGGCATTGATTGCTTCAGCGTTTCTAGGTGAGTTTAGGTTGCCTGAATATAGGGCTAGTCAACTTACTGTTGCTTTAGAGTCTTTAGGTTCAGCAGTGCAAACATCTGTTTTAGGGTTAGAGATTAGAGATGTTGTTAGAGTCTGTTTTCAACCTAGTGCGACAGGCACTGTTGTAGATAAGTACTATCAGATTCTTGGTATTAGTAGTGACACTGATGTTGAGCGTGATGCCATAACTTTTAGTATTGCTTCGCTAGATAATCTCTCGATTAGACTTGACTCACCGTATCTGGGTGTTCTTGATACAGATACTTTGGCTTAGATAAAATAGGGGTTTAGGAGAATAAATGTCTGCAACAAAAGTTTTCACTATAGGTGAAGTATTGACTGCCAGTGATCTAAACGGCAACTTCGCTAATCTACCGTTTTCGAGTGCGGCTTTTACTTATACACAGGCTGCCACTATAGCTGTAAATACGGCTGTTACTTTTGCTGTAGCGTTTCCTGCTTCAAGATTCGGTGTTGCCCCTTTAGTCACTGTTTCAAGTAGCGATCAGTATTTGACTGCTTATGTGTCTGCGATTACTTCAGGTACAGCAACTATAGGTTTGCGTAATAACGGTTCAGGTACTTCAGCTGCTTCAGCGATTGTTTCAGGGTTTGCTGTACAGATGACTAGTGGAACGGCTGCAGGATAATGACAATTATTAGCTGTAAAACTGTTGACTGCCCTATGGGTGATGAGAAACACACTTCACATCCTGACGGCATACCTGTTGTGTGTTGTTTTTGTGCACAAGAGATGACTGCAGATGACTGAGCCTACTAAGCAACCTACAAATCAGACTCTACTTTTACAGATAGTTCGTGACATAGAA